ACCTGGCGCAGTGCAACACATCCGTGCACCTATGGTTGTCCTCCTTTCCGGGGAGGGCCATTGTTGGTGCTTAGATAGAGGGGGTTTAACCCCTCTGGACTGAAGGGAGCTCTGGCGCTGTTGGGCAGTGTGAGGAAGAGGGCGATCGCTAACATAGGATCGACCAATCAACTCCGCGTCGTTTACGCAGATGGTTCACGTAACGACGGCCCTCGCCGACAAATTGTCGACGAGTGGACTGCCTTTCAAGGGACTCAGGTGACTGAGTCCGAAAATCATAGCTATTGGAGGTCTGGCCTCATCCGTGAGGCTAAAGACGTTTATCTCCAAGTTCAGGATACTGGGGGCGATTTCACCTCAGAGAAACGATACGTTTTGTCGCCGGCAATGCCGACGATTCAGCGTGTCTCTTCTGGTGTGATTATTCCCGGCGGATATACTATCACCTATTATGGTGCGGTACGTCCAACGGGCATCGGCGGTGCTGGCTTTACGTTTCCCAACTCTGCGAGATCGAGCGATGCTCAACTCGCAATGTATGGTACGAAGGCCATAGCTGCCGTGGCACCCACTAATTCGGTCGCTAACCTTTCGACCGCGTTGCTCGAACTCTACCATGACGGCCTCCCTAAGCTAGCGGGGGCCGCCTTTTGGAAGAGGAGGAATGACTCCATCCGGGGGGTTGCGAAATCCTCCGGTGAAGAGTACCTCAACGTGCAATTCGGCTGGAAACCTCTTGTTGCAGACGTTTCTGACGTCGCAAAAGGGGTTCTGCATATCGAGAAACTGGTAAAACAGTATTATCGAGACGCAGGTAAAGTGGTTAGACGACGCTATAATTTTCCGCCAGTTTCGACTTTGGTGGAGGAAACGGTCTTTCGTAATGCCGACGCCGCCCTAGTGGGTGGCGACGACACGACGGTCCGTCTACCCCGGTCGAACCAAGGCTTTGTTGTCCGCAGACGTCAAACGACGATTAATCGCTGGTTCTCTGGCGCTTTTACATACTATATCCCCGATTATGTTGGGGATTGGATGTTGAGCGCCTCGGATAAGGCGAGAAAGATCTTGGGGCTTGAAATAACCCCTGAGGTCCTGTGGGAACTAGTACCTTGGAGCTGGGCCATTGACTGGTTTGCAAATGTGGGCGATCTTGTAAAGAACGTCCATAATTTGTCCAGTGATGGTCTCGTTATGCGATACGGGTATATCATGGAGCATTCAATGGTCCGTGACACCTATATCCACGTGGGACCTACCGGGTTTAAAGACCCGAAGGTCGTATGTGAGCCGTATACCTTCGTCACTGAGACGAAGCTACGACGGCGTGCGACACCCTTTGGTTTTGGACTCGACCTGTCTTCATTGACCGGTCAACAGAAGTCCATTCTGGCGGCGCTGGGAATGTCCCGGCTCCGCTAGAGATGAATGTTCTGCGTCAAAACGCCATTGGGGTCAGAGATCCTGGCCCTAGGAGTGATGCCTATGAGTTTTGCCGATCCACTAACCGTTACGATTAGTGCCGTGCCCATCGTCATGCCGCGCACGTATGCGGCTGGCAGTGAGACGAAGTACTCGTCCTCTGACGGGCTGGTGAATGTGTCCGCGAACCATACCATTGTGAAACAAGGTAGGGAGCGGCACCTTCTTCGGATCGACCATTCGAAAATGACGACCAATCCGTTCGATACCACGCAGAACATGAAGGTCAACTCGGCGATTTACACCGTGTTTGACATTCCGCCTGCTGGGTATACGGACGCGGAAGTCCTCGCGATTTTCGCAGGATTCAATACCCTGTGTACCGCGAGTTCGAATGCGCTCCTCGCCAAACTTCTTGGCGGAGAGTCGTAGTGAGGGAGTCGGCGAAGATAGTGATTTGGATAGAGGACGGGGGCCTGAGAGGGCTCCTGATCTTCCTCCGCGTCACCGATCGCGCTGGCTCAGCCGTGACGATGTGGAGTTCAACGAATTGAACATCAGCCTTAAGATCAGCTATAAAACGCTGGTCTTGGCGTTCGTTCTTTTCGATGTTCTTCACAAAATCGTCAACGGAATATTTGACCTGCAACTCCCGTGACATTGATGCCAGCATTTAGTTCTGGCTTCGGGACTGCAGGTCGATGATTCGTTAGGCATCCTCAGTGGTATCCAGCCGTGAGGCTGGTTGCAGAATGATTAGGCTATGGATTCGGTGTCCCCCATTAAGGAGGTCCGATGAAAAGCCTTATGTCACTCTGGTCCCGGTTGGCCGAGGAATCGGCCGACCAGTGTTGCACAAGCGCCATCCGCGACATTAATACCGTCGCGGAGCGGTTCGAACATGAGGGGTTGTCGTTTTTGACGATTACCCTACCTGACTTTGGAAAAGCTATCCAAAAATGGCTTGACCTTGGTCGGGTGACTAACCACTCTGCGTTCATTAGTGAACGCGGAGGAGAGCTCCCCCGATT